AACGGCACGGGAAAAGGGAATCGTGGTACGAGAACGGCTCACCGTGTGAGGTGGAGAATTGGGAAAACGGGGAACTGGACGGGAAAAGGGAAGCGTGGCACTCCAACGGCTCACCGTATGTGGTGGAGAATTGGAAAAACGGGAAACGGGAGGGGAAAAGGGAAGAGTGGTACGAGAACGGCTCACCGTATGTGGTGGAGAATCGGAAAAACGGGAAACTGGAGGGGAAAAGGGAAGTGTGGTACGAGAACGGCTCACCGTATGTGGTGGAGAATTATAAAAACGGGGAACGGGACGGGAAAAGGGAAGCGTGGTACTCCAACGGCTCACCGTATGTGGTGGATAATTGGAAGGACGGGAAACTGGAAGGGAAAAGGGAAGTGTGGCACGAGAACGGCTCACCGTGGTTTGTGGAGAATTGGAAGGACGGGGAACGGCTAAAATAAGGTCCCCCAGTTTAAAACTGGGCGTTACCATGGGGTGATGGCTTGGTCTGGGGGTCCCCCGAAAAAATCTTAAGGGAGGAAAAAGTGACCGAAGCTCAAAGGATAATAGGTGAAGAATTGGTAGAGAAACAGGGGTGGGCGAAAAGAGCTTTAGCAAGATATTTAGTAGAAAAATATCCCTCTGTTTTCCCCGAAGTTGATTCAACTAGGGATAAAATACGATACCAAATGGGTACGAGGGGGCATCAATTCAGAATGCAAAGATTTAATTTTTCCATTCCGAAATCTGTTGGTGATAAATGGGCGTTTAGGCAGTTACCAAAGGAATGGAAAAGAACTTTGGTTTTGGCTGACCCGCACTGTCCGCAACACGATATCGAGGCATTAGAAATAGCAATAAAAACCGCAAAGGAAAGAAAAGTTGATTCAGTATATTGGAACGGTGATGTATGTGATATGTATATGTTATCCCGTTTCATTCAAAATCCAGGCATGCCATCAATGGAAAGAGAACTGTCTTGCGTAAGACAGTTATTTAGGTACACATCACAAAAACTAGATGTTAAAAATTGGTGGAAGTGCGCCAATCACGAAAGACGGTTGGCTCATTATATTTGGGCAAAAGCCCCCGCATTAAATGATAGCGTTGCCCTCGCCGACCTTCTTGATATGGATGACGAGGTTAAGGTTATAGTGGATGACAATTTAATGAAATATGGTAAACTAACATTGATACACGGTGATGAACTGGGTAAGGGGTTTTCTACTTTAGTTTCTCCGGCCAGATCAATTTTCTTGAAGATGGGGATACATGTTATGGGAGCCCACTACCATAAATCATCGTTCTTTTCGTATAAGCGTGGGGATGATGATGGGGTGTCTACTTGGACGACCGGATGCCTTCAGATACTACACCCTGAATACGCACGCATCAATCAATGGAACCACGGGTTCGCTATTTTGGAAAAGGACGCAAGCGGAAACTTTTCTGTAGAGAATTATCGTATTGAAAAAGGGAAGGCATTTTTAACATAGGGGGTCGAATGGAAACTACTGCGTGTCCAAATAAAGGACATAGGTGGGGGTGTTGCTGTCATTGTTCAATGCACTTTCCTTTAAACGGGCACCCGTGTGTAGATGGTAATTCAATTATGACCAGAATTGGATGGGTATGTACGGTATTTGCATATCAAGAAGGTTGCCCTAAAGGGGCAATATTATCTAACGAACACGGACAATGTGAAATGTTTGAAGAAGAACTAAGGAGGGTTGATGATTAAGCGAAACAAGTTGATGATTAAGAAATATAAGAAATCGGGCGTTTGTTCCACTTTATCGGATTTATCGGACGTTCATGACCTATTCCCTTGGATACCGAGGGGTGAGTTAAGGACTTGTTGGGCAAGCGCAATAGGTTGCGCATTGGTTGCAAAATCTTGCATTAAGCGCAAGGAATTGCGCACAAGAAAGAGGAAACATGAAAAAGATAAATGACGATAATTGTTTTAAATTACATCCTTGGAGGGTTACTCCTTGCGGGCATTTTTACAAAGCAAACTCCTGTTGCCGGTGTGGTAAGCCGGTTTGTGCTATTCACGGTAACTTTGTCTTTTTTAATAAAGGAGTTATATCGTGGGTTGAAAGATGGTGTCAGAAGTGTCTTAATGGGAAGGGTAATCATACAAGGTTCGGATATACGGTTAAAGAGACTTATCGTTTACAGTAAAGAATGGTTTTGGGTGAGACCTCCAAGCAGGGCGGTGAGAGCCGCAAGCAATCCTCACGCCGGACATCGGAGGGACCAACGCTTTGACCCGGCTTAGTGTGGCGTTTGGTGGTCTTAAAAACGAGGCGTTGTTGCACGCCTACACCTAAAACAGTTTTTAAAAATAAAATGGAGAAGTCCAATCTCTAGCGGCGTGGAGCTGACACGCGAATCGAACTTAAGGGGGTATGCCCGGTGTAGCGATACGGTGCGGGTGTAACTGCTGAGATGAGTATGGTTAGGCAGTCGGCAGACCGTAAAACGGGGCGACATCACCAGCGCGCCCACCTTAAGTGTAGCCGGGCTGAAACCGGCCTAGAGATTGCAAAATAGATAAAGGGGGGAATATGTTTGTTTTATATGACAGGGAAATAAATCCAGAACAGAAAGTTCCTATCAAGGTTTGGTTAGACAAGCCAGAGGATATCGAGCCGTCCTGCCTATCCCAGGCTAAGAATTTGTCAATGCTTCCATTTGCAAAGTTTGTTGGTTTAATGCCGGATTGCCATATGGGATACGGTATGCCTATCGGTGGGGTTTTAGCGACAGATGGTGTCATTATCCCAAATGCCGTTGGGGTCGATATAGGATGCGGGATGGTGGCGGTAAAGACATCCCTAGAACATCTAACTCAAGAGGAATTGAAGATAATTATGGGGGAAATACGCCAGCAAATACCACTAGGATTTGAGCATCACAAGGAACGCCAAGAAATTGCTCCGCTTCTTTTTGGATACCCAGGGATAGATAGCGAAACATACCCTATTGTTTTTTCCCAGCTCTCAAGAGCGGCTTATCAGTTGGGTACGCTTGGCGGGGGAAACCATTTCATTGAGATACAAAAAGGGGATGACGGAAATATCTGGATTATGATCCATAGCGGGTCAAGAAATGTCGGAAAGCAAGTTTGTGACGCCTATAATAAAATGGCAAAAGAATTTAATCAAGAATGGTTTACTGAGATAAAAAAGGAATGGGATTTGGCCTTTTTACCCGGTGAAACCCTCCAAGGAAAGGCGTATATCGGAGAAATGAATTTTTGTCTGGATTTTGCTCAAAGGAACAGGGATTTAATGATGGACCGGGTAGAAAATATTCTTCGTTCATCTTTTAATGTTCAAAGACTGCAAACGATAAATATCCACCACAATTACGCCACGATTGAAAGTTATAGGGGGAAGAACCTTTGGATACACCGCAAGGGGGCAACGTCAGCTCGGTCTGGGCAGTTGGGTATCATACCTGGCAGCCAAGGAACTTCCAGCTATATCGTTGAGGGTTTGGGAAACGAAGAGAGCGTCAGGTCTTGCTCTCACGGAGCGGGTAGAAAAATGGGAAGGGGGCAAGCGATAAAAACATTGAATCTTGAAGAAGAAAAAAAGCGGATGGACGACATGGGAATAGTTCATTCAGTTCGTAACCAGCAAGATTTGGATGAGGCTCCAGGGGCATATAAAGACATAGACGCTGTAATGGAAAACCAAAAGGACTTGGTGAAGATATTGGTTAAACTAAAACCCCTAGCGGTCATTAAAGCCTAAATGCTGGGGTTGAATATTGGCAATTAAATACCCAGGGGAGGGAAAATGAAAGGTAAATTTTGTTGGATGGCGAGAGAATATTCTAGGGGGTGGAGGCTTAGTCTTTGTATAGGGAAAAAAACAAGGTGGATGAGCTTTTGGTTTCGCAACATTGAAGATATAAAGCATGTTTTAAAGGGTGGAATTGTATTCGTTCATATGCGGGGTGGAAAATGAAGGCGATACTAATGTTCAACCTAAACAGTGAAGATGACAAATATAATTATCGGTGCGCCGTGAACGCTTCCGAGATGAACGGGTCTTTGGAAGAGGCATATAATGTTTCCAGAAATTGCCTTAAATACGGAGGAGACAAAACAAAAGCGTTAGAGGCAATAAAAGAGATAGCGGGGAGGTGGATGGAATGATTTCCTGCGTGGATGTAAAAATACTCCGTAATTCGGGGATATGCCCAAAATGTAAACAGGAGATAGTGAGCAACTTCACTCATGATTACAGGGAGTGCGAGTGCGGGCACAGCATGGTGGACGGTGGTAATTCCTACCTGCGGAGAACGGTAGATTTAATAGACACTTCTATCACGGAACCAAGGGTAGTGAAAAAGAAACCCTTGACCAAGAAACAAGTTGTTGGACTTAGGGATAAAATCAGGGGATGTATGACTCCTAACCGCGAAAGGTGCGGAATGTTAATGAAACCAAAATGTAAAAAATATAAGGATGGACAAACTAACTATTATATATGCACAAGTTGCGATTTCGACAGGGGGAAATGATGAATAGTATCCTATTAGAAGCGGAAAATTTGGTGAACGGAGAAAGACAGGCACAGTATGCCGACCCAAGGATAAATTTTAAATACATTTCAGAGATTGTGACAGCAATGCTTGGGAAAGAATTAACACCGAAAGAGTGTTGCGTGGTGATGATAGCTGTAAAATTAGCCAGAAATAGATTTAAATATAAAAGAGATAATTTGGTTGATTTAGCAGGATATACCGAAATATTGAATAGGTTATGCGAGGAAGAAGAATGCAACAAAACCAAAGGGGGCTGAAAATTTAAGAAAAAAATATCCATTAATATTAAATCGTTTGGCGGAGGGAAAATGAACCCTAAGCTCTTTCCATGTATCTTGATTTCAATTAACTTTCTTGCTGGTATATGTTACTTCTGGAACGGGGATTTTAAACACGGAATTTATTGGATTGCTGCGGGGGTGCTGACGATATGCGTAACATTCTAAGCGAAGAAGAATACTGCCCCAAAATAGTAAAACCACAAAGGGAGACCGTTTCCATAAGTAAGAGCGTGTATAGGCGTTTGGCGGCACAAGCCCCTAAAATCGCAAGCCAGTATGAAAAGCCTGAAAAATCAAAAAAGCGTCATAATCTTATTGCCAGATAAGGGCTAATCAACGAGTTTTTGGGTTTTTTCTTAATTGACAGGGGGTGATTGAATGGTATGTGCGCAATGGCGTAAAAAACATAAGAAAGAGAAGTGTCCGAATGATGACGGGGATTGTAAGAATGTGTTCATCTGTGTATGGCTTTTAAAAAGAGAACAAAACGAAAGAATTAAAATTAGGGAGGAAAAAAAACATGACAAAATGCGATAGGTGCAATAGTGAAAAGGTAGGGTGGTATCGTTTTTCTCCCGGAAGTGTGCCAGCGTGGAGCGTTGACCTTGATTTATGTGCGAAACACTGTAAGGAATTAAGAGACATAATAAATAAATTTAAATCTGAAAAACATAAGGAAAAATAAATATGGCTTGGGGAGGAGCAAAGAAGTGCACGATCTGTAGTCATAACGGAGTAACCCCAAACGAAAAAGGGGTGTATGTATGTGATAAATGTCATCATCACTGGAAGATAGCTCCAAGGGCGTGCCCCAAATGCCATAAGTCGGCATTGGATTGCGCTCACTTCAAAGAAGCATTTGAATCAAGGGAGGGAAAATGACTATTTTTAGTGAACTGGACAGCGAAAGGAACGGAAGGCAGGGAAGGGATATGGTTGCTTTTCTTTTCGGGTGCATATTTGGTTTTATAATAGCGTGGGGCATATGCTATCTAATCTGAAATATCAAATATATTAAGGGGGAAGCCATGGCGCAATTCGAATATCATCAGAAACCGTCGCCGGAGTATGCAAAGAACTACGATAAGATAAGTTGGTCTAGGATGGGGGTGAAGTGTGATATTTGTGGAAATTGGGTTGGTTCAGTTATTCGTAAATGTAGGTTCAATAGGTATAAAAAACATTCACGAAGTGGTGAAGGTGGGATAAAACTGAGTGATGTAATGGATGGGGTCTATGTTCAGACCAATGTATGCCCAGATTGCAATAAAATTGATACTTAACAAATGGAGAAAAAAAATGATTATAAATGGAATGAACGACCATAAAGAAAAGAAAATTTGCATTAATGGTTACGGAGAAGAGTATGAAACGGGGGGACCATCGAAAGCGAAGTGGTGGCGATACGTAATCGCAACGCTGTTATTTATGTCTGTCGTATGGCTCGCCGTTACGATTGCAACTATCGCCCAAGTAGGACACTCACTAGGAGTCGAACGTGCTTTCTGAAAAAGACTTCATCATGAAGTACATTTTGGAATACTAACGAGATGCCGCCAGCCCACACCACATTGATGACGTATTGACACGACCTAACCATCCACGCAAAAACTTCCCCTGTTCGGGGTGACGCAACACAATTTCGTAATATCTAATTATTTGAGACAAGAAAAGCATCGTGGTGACAATTTTGTGGTCCAAAGGCATTAATGCTTCAAGGGTCCCTTCACCAACCTTACCGTCGATTGTAGTGCCGACAATACCCTGTAATCGTTTAACCGCAGTTCCTACCCCACAATTAACAGCAAACTGGAAAATGGCAAAACGAAGAATTTCAGGAATTGAATCACAAACCATGGGCTTCCAATAATACAAATCATAAATATCCATGGCTTCCGACTCAGAGATAAATCTAACACTTTGCTTTTCTAGTGTTTTGGATTGACGGTATGTGTCGTAAACTGACTGTGTTATTCCTAGGTTGGTTTCCCCTCCACGGTCAACGGGATCGTTCGAATATCCGCCCTCTAACTGGCAAATTCTTTTAAATGAGAGTTGGTCCATACTACCCCCTTATTATGGGACCGAACACTCTTAATCGAGGGGGAACACACCGGGGAAGTGTGCTGGGCAACCAAGAGGTCGGTCCCTTAGAAATGTCCCCATAATTTTATGGCTAGACCGAATAGAAACATTAAGGCACCAAATCCGCCCCACACACCCCAAAACAATTTATTGTGTCGTTGGACATCGCATTTAAGTGGGCGATAGTCGTTAACGATAAAATCCTCTATCCTGTCTATGTGATTGAGGAGTTTTTCCTTAATGACCGCTACGTCTGCGTATAGTTGCTTCCCATTACCCTTTGTCATTATGTCTCCTAAATGACCTTTAAGTCCCCACCGCTCTCTTTAACCTTGCGACCAGCCCAAGACGCTAAAGAAGCCACGCTAATAGTTGCAAGTGAGCGATAAAAAGGGCTATCAATTAAATCAATAAGTGGTTGAAAGTTGGATGCTTCGGAAGCCCACCCTAGAAGGGATAGTAAAACCACGCCAAGAATACCTGCTCCTAGCGTTTTCAACGCCCGTCCGATTGGCCTAGATGTGAAAGGGACTTTTGTCTCCACGATTGATATCTCCATAATTCCTCCCTTTACCAGCGTTTAATGAGACCGAACCCGAAGTCAAATCCAGCCCACTTTATTTCAATACTTGCGGGATTGTCAAGGGTCGTAACTGAATATCCCCACCCGCCATAAACACCTCCGTCAAATTTCTTTAAGGCTGGTAACAGGTCAGAGATTATTCCGGTGCTATCAAAAGAGGTCAGGGGAACCGAAGTGGCAAGGCCCAATAAAGTTCTTTTCTGGGATGCTCCCAACATAAGGTTCTCATTCCAAACGATGTCGGGAATCACCCATATCCGAGGTGTCCTGACCTGTAAAATATATAAACCGCTAGCCAAGGAAACCTCGGCATACTTCACCGAATAGACGGTAGCGACATTCCAATTTAATGGGGATTCCACGTCAACCCCTAAAACATCGTCAGCGATAGGAAACGCAGACGCTAAATTGGTTAAAGCCAAAATCATTCCAACCAGAATAAACTTCTTCATTACTACCTCCCCTTTCAGATTTTTACCGCAATTTATAGTATACCCAACCGCTAACATTCACGTCAGCGGTCGTAGAAAGATATAATCCCGAGCCACTTGTAGTTGAAAACACCGTTCCACCAGTAGGGAACGCATCTTTATTTACAGGCGAATACACCGTGTATCCAAGAAGCCCGGCGGTAATTGTCCCGTCTACATAACTAACGGTAGCATTTCCGCTCGCATACCAAGCCCAACCCTTAACATCTATAATTTTGCCGGACGTGGGAGAAATGACCGTATTCCCAGTTGTCGTGAGAGCAACTGCGGCAATATTGAACATTTGAATCGAGTAAGATGGGTCTACCCTGTTCATAACATAGATATCTCCAGCAACGTCTGCCTGAACATTAACCACATTACCCAGCGGATTCACAACACGGATAAGTCTCTGGTCCAGAACTGGGTCTGTTCCACCCGTGGGAGTAAAAGTGTATGTATAAGTGTGTGTCCATGTGTAGGTGAATGTTCTAGTGGATGTATTTGTGGCAGTTTCTGTTTTTGTTCTTGTCCCGGTTTGCGTAACTGTTTGTGTTTTCGTTGATGTCCCCGTGGGAGTCTCTGTGTTTGTCTTTGTTCTTGTACGAGTGGGAGTCTCAGTGGATGTATTGGTCGGAGAATATGTAGCTGTTTGTGTCGGAGTCTCCGTCCCAGTGTATGTCGGGGTCTTTGTCCCTGTGTTGGTTGTGGTTGGTGTGGATGTCGGGAGATTGTAGCAAACCTCTAATTGGGCATAATAATCGGAGTCCCCGCTATTGGTCGCATATATCCGGCAAGACTCTTCATTGTTTTCCGTCATATCCCTTAAAATAAATACTATATTACCGCTACCGTCTTTAATTATGCTACCGGGAAGGATGGTAGCGTGATAAAAGGAAGAGGACGCAGTGACCGTTAAATCACCAGCCATCGTAACTGAATAATCATCGTCACTAAACACGCCACTAGCCCAATTAAGTGTTCCATCTTTTTTGTTGTATGTGCTTCCAGTGAAGGTCATTCCGGTGGTCGTTAGGCGAAAGATACTAAGGGGAACAGTGCCAGTGCTATCAGTCACATAAACCCGCAAAGAGGCATTGAGTATTTCTGCTCCGTCTGGGATAGAACTAAGACTAAACTTTAAGAAACCGCTTTGATCGTGCCCGCCTCCGCCGTTCCACCCAGTAACCCTAACAGTGGAAGAATTGGCGAAGTTCGATGTGGGCGCTTCATTATCAATATATGTGTCGGCGTAGGTATTGATTCTAAGGCGACTATCCCCAACGCAGGTAGGGGTTGCTGTAAATGTCTGGGACGATGTTTTCGTAGTGGTCATTGTTTTTGTTTCCGTTGACGTCATAGTTTCTGTTAACGTCAGCGTTTCCGTTGATGTCATGGTTTCCGTCAGTGTCAGTGTTTCGGTGGGTGTTCCGCTAGGGGTCTCGGTTGGCGTTTCCGTATCCGTATCGGAAAACACGAAAACGGGAAGCGAACACAGCAAAAGAGCAATAAATAGCTTTTTCATTTGGAGGTCTCCTTTTCTTTATTCATATTTTTCATTATATCATAGACTTGCTGAAACTTTGATTTAAAACGGATACATGATTTATCTATAATAATTCCTTCTGGTTTTGCTGTTTTCCATACACCGTCAAAGTGCAATCCGTTCGTTTTTAGTTCTGCCATGATATTCTTCATTGCTTCTGGGTCATCTTTCTTTGTGGAATACAGTATCGCTCTGTGACCCTCTTTCCTAATTCTGTCAATGAACCATTTTATCCCGTTTTTATTGACCTCTCCCGGTGCCGTAGAATCATCTATAAATATATCCATTATAACCCCCTATTTCCAGAATTTTACTTCTTTTCCATGCAACAACTTTAATCCCTGACGGACACCAGCAACGGGCATTACCTTTTCTAGTGCCTCCGACCTCTCAAGCGGATAATCAGCAAATATCACTTTCCCAAGTTCTCCTCCAGATGACACTGGTTGCCAACCGGTAAGATATCCAAATCTATATCCAGCCATAGACCCTAAGAAATTTCCCCATTCTCTCCCCACATTACGCAAATTCTGTATAGTATACCCGCTATCAATTCCGTGCGTGAACACGCTTGACATGGCAGTTCCCATATATTTACTTCCGGCAGCCAGTTCCCTGGACGCTTTCGCCAGAGATTTTACTGCGGGTGCTCCTACGAGAGAACTTGGGATAAGATTATTAATTGAGAATGGTCCATCTGAGTCCCTATCAAATCCCCTAGTATATGACAGGAAACCGGTCATAGCGAGATATCTAATAATCCCAGTTTTATCATGCTTATATAATTGATAGACAAAATTAGCTTGTTTAATTGGGAAAGAAGAGAACTGTAAAATAGACCGAGGGAGAGCGTCTCTTAGATAGGGAGAGTCATAGATAATTCCATACTTAAACTGGGTCATATTTGACAGTTTTACCCCCTCAGCTCTTGCCCCTGCGTGTAATGCCTCTTGGGTTAACCCGCTCTTCCCGTATTCCGAAAGAAACTTAAAATATCCGGTATGGTATGCAATGCCACGATTTAAATATTCTGTCGCCGTCATTGGCATCATAATAGCATCTGATATTTTTGATGGGATACTGCGAACAATGGATTGCTGAACCTCTACCATATTTTTAACTTCCTGTAGCACCCCAGATTGCTGTAACTCCATCCGACCCTCTTTCGTAAGCGACTTCATAACGAACCTAGATGCTCCGGCCATTGTTGGTAGAATTCCTGCCGCAGCTATCGTATTAATACTCTGTGTGGTGTTTTTTAACATGGTGGGAATGGATAGACCAAGCAAATCCCTATAATACGATAGAGATAGGTTCTCGTCATAGGTTCGTCCAAATTTACTCCAACTATCCAGTCTTTTATTAATAGCCAGAGGGTCTCCACGAGACTTATCAAACCACATCCTTGCGTATTCACCCTTCCATCCGTCCATAGACATTACCCCCCTATAAACCTGTTTCAATGCTGGCTCAAAATATACCTTACGGAGTCCAAGATTTACATAGGTTTCCACAGCATCGTGTATGTCTAATTCCCAACCCTTTGCGCCTAGTTCTGGCTGTCTGCTTTTAAAGAATCTATCAACTATCTGTGCTCCGTGGCGAGTCTCGGTAGAAATATCAGCACCAGATTCCTGCAATTTCTTGAATATGTGCGGGAAGTAGTCCGCTATCCTATCTTGCGGCTGTATCCCGAATTCGTTGGCTAAATCCTGAAATAGTTTTTTAACTCCCAGATAAGCTGTGGTTTCAATACTATTCAATGAAGATGCGTCTATTTGACCGTCTAGAGCTTTAGCGATCAATTCCGATGATTTGCTTTTCCTCGGTATCTGCCGCATAAAACTCTCTGCCTCTGTAAATATTTTATGGGCCCGATACTTAACCATATCATCCGCCGCACCAACAACTTTCACAAACTCAGGAATAACCGAACCGGGATTAGCAAGCCATTTTTTAATTGGCTCTAACTCACCCTGCGATAACTGCTTATATGTTGCTTCCCCTGGCTTAACGGGTAACTTGTATTCCAGTGCTGTCCGTATGGAATTAAAATCAATATCCCTATCCGGGGTCTTAGCGTCCTTAGTGATTTTAGTATACTGGTCAACCAGTGTTTCTCTTAAGGGGTCAACGTCTTTTTTTGCCGTCTTTTTAATGAGTTCCAAATTACCAGTAATACTATCAATGGCTTCTTGAGTTGTCTGGGGAAGTTTCCGTATAAGTTCCCGAGACGATTGTATTTTTTTTGGTATATCTTTTACCGGGGTTTCCATTCCCCCGTATGAAAATGGCGGTTCGGGAAGAATGTTTTCCAATACATCAATTTTCTGTTTTCCTTTTGCGGTTTCCAGAATATCTACTGCCGGATTAACCGTTTTTTTAACCTGCCCCAACCGTTCTACTACGGAATCTACCGGATTAAGTTCGTTAGGATATATGGGATTTCTCGCCTTAATCTCGGATGCAATAGAGGCCGACTCTTCCGGGGACATTGCGGTAACCATCTCTGGGGCTGATTTAGGGGACTTTCTTGCCCTTAATAGCGCATACCCAGAAAGAATCTTTGCCGCAACCTCAGCAGACCGTCCCTCTTTCCAGAACTTAGGTGTTTCTCCGGTAAGCAGAGACCTCTGTAAATCTTGAGCAAATTCTCCAGCTCCCTCAAATGGCATCTTAATTATACTTTCTATCGTTGAGATAGGTCTGTCCTTGAGGTCTTTTATGAAAGCCGGGGCATCTACGAATCCCATTGCCGTGGTAGCTATATTCAGTGCGTTCTTGGCTAGTTGACCGGGTTGTTCCTGATATAACTGGTTTAACTTGCCTTGGTATTCCTTAAATCTTAGATATGGATTCCCCGGAAGTTCCGGTAAATATTTTTCAATAAGTGTCGGATTTCGTATCTGTAACTCTTGGTCTGGGGCAACCCTGTCTTCTGGACGTGGTTTTTCTTTAAATAAAAATGAGAGAGGTGTGGTCTTAAGAAAATCTAGTTTTTCTCGCTGGGAGTTTATGCCGCCGATAACATTGCTTATTTTTTCTCCGGCTTTATTTAAAGCAGGATAAACATAGTCCCCATACGGATGGATACTGGCTTCTTCTTCTTTTAGGCGGCCACTTTCCATTAAATAATCGTATGCCTGCCCACGAGTTAACCCAAGTTGTTCAGCAACAGATTTACGGATAGATTCTAGATTAAAGGATTCCCCAGATTCCGTAGGTTTAATATTTAATTGAGAGGCAACGGATTTTCTGATATCATCCAGAGAAGACATTGCTATTTACCAACATACGGCATGACTTGTTCTAACTGTAGGATTTTGGTTGGAGATGCTTCTGACCGAATAGCCTCAGTAATAACAAGCCTCACGGATAAGGGAGCGGTCCGAAGGATACTGTCCACCTGACTTTTTGCCCCGCTCTGCATTGGTGAATTGGAATAATTCTCAAATGTCGTAATGGTTTGTTCCGGTAAACCAAAAACCTCTAATATGCCCCTGATACCAGTTCCCGGAACAGTCTTTTCCCCAATCTGAATGCCAGCACCGGAATATCCTTTTAAATTCTTAGTCGCCGCGTCGAACATTCTCTTAGCTGTGTCTAGTTGAGCAGGCGTTGCTGATATTTCCCGCAACAATCTAAGATAATTCTCGCCAGCCATCTGGTGCTGTGCGTAAAGCGTCAACCATTTTGGGTCTTTGTGCGGGTCAAACTGTTTTTCCTTCATAGACTGTAGTTCTACATCATATCCGAATTTACGCTTATCTGAAGCCTCTCTATCTCTGGATGCCAATAGCGTTGGGAGTAACTGAGATAGTAAATCCTTACCGCTACCATTACCCTTGGGAAAAGTAACCGGAGCCGGAGCAATGGGTTTTTGATGGGCAATGGGAATGTCACCATAGAATGGTTGAAAGAGACCGTCAAGTTTTCCCATTAGAATCCTCCTCTGAGATAATCCCACGCTGCGCTTTTCTCGTTGGGTTTTGGTTGCCTGAGCGTTTCCGCATCAATATTTAAATCTTTGTTTTCAAAAGCGTCTGGGAATAGATACTTATATAACCTGTTCATTTCTTCCTCACGTTTTTTCTCCGCTTCCTGAGCCGCTAAATTAGTCCCTATATTCCCAATCGTAGAAAGGTCTGCTGGGCCACCTGTCCCCATCTTTGCTATATTCCCCCCGATGGACTGTCCTGCCCCATACCCAATCATTGCTGGGGTCGCCATCGCAGGCAATGCGGCTAGGGAAAGACCTCCTGTAGGGATTGCTAACGCCGCCGCCAATGCGGCACCTAAACCACCACCAGCCATTTGTCCCTCATTCACCTTCTTTTGAGCTTCCTCATTCTTCTTATACGCTTCCTCTAGCCTAATCCTATTAGCTTCTTCTTGGCGTTTCTGTTCATCAATAACAGCCTTTTGTGCCAGCATTGATGTTATCAGGTCTTCCGTAGCATATTGCTCCGCAGAATCAATTTCTCCCAGTCTGGACTGTAAACCACCCCCACGCATGCCTCCGGTGATGGCAGATTGCTCAACGGCACGACCAGCCTGCTTTGCCGCCAAAGCCTTAATGTGCCTAGTGGCTGGTCCTAAAAGATAGTCTAAATTACCGCCAGTTTGGTAATTTGCTCCCATTGCCGTTGACAGGTCAGTAGGTAGTGGCATATTCTTCTCCTTTTATATTAAACTCCAACCCATTTACCTTTATCTTTTGTAACTAAATAAATAGCTCCTAAAGAATTGTGCACAACTCGTATTTCTCCATCTACGCCATCCGTGTCACTAGGGTCAGATGTGTGTTGAGTATGCGACCTTTGTTGGGCGGTCTGTTTTAAATCCCTAAGTTCCTTAGCTATCCCGGCCTCCTGAGAAGGAACATTAATTTTTTGTTTTAGCTCGTTAATGGTCTTCTCTTGGGCCTGAACAATTTTTTCCAGTTCTCTATACTCCATTAAAATGTTTCCTCTACGGTAGACCTATTTAATACAACATCCTGTTCCCTGTATTCCTGAATGAATCCTTTTATAATTATACTATATATCTGAAAATTAATGTAATTTATGGGGGTCGCCGTTGGGAATCCATTATTAAATACAAAATGCACCCTTTCGCCGAATTGTTTTCCACTGGATGGGAATGGGAAAGAAACTGTCCTTCTTCCCACCCCGGCCCCTTTTAATCTCCACCGGATAACAGCCGCATCGTCCACATATACCGTGCAAAAACACTCCCCGTCATAGGTTATATCTGCCGCTACAAATTCTTTCCAATATTCAGGAGCGCCAATATCGAAATGCTTGGTTTCCACTATTCCCGCCACCCTAGCGTCATCGTAATGAGGATTATCCACAATGGCCCCGTTTTCTATAAATGTGGATGGATTGGGTTGGGATTTTGTTTCCGAGTTTAAACAATAAAAATTTGGACTGTTCGATTCTCCCCAGATCAGTTGACCTTTGAATACGCACATCGCCCCGGGAAAGACACCTCTCTTGAATGTCCAAAATCCGTTTTTGTCCAGTATGGCAATGACATTGTTATAGTTTTCGGTCGTGGGAAGTATTGTCGCTTCAATTCCGTCTACCCTAAAATCAGACCACTTTCCTTGCTGATACCCATGCCCCAAACCATGCTTAGTTACGGTCTTATTGAAATCGCATACCACGGTATCAATAATTGTTTCGGGAGTTCCTATGTCCTGATATGTATTGGTTGCTGTAAGCCCTCCGCCTTTCATGTGAAGGGTTATTCTATCCCCAACCTGTGGCTCGTGAAATGTGCTTCCAAGGAGAGTATATAGTCCGCCCTCTAATTTCCATAAATAGAGTTGACCCTGTGTGTATGACAATGTTATGGCGTTGCTTCTATCGGTTACCCGTCCAAGTATTCTCCATCCCTTTCCAGCCGGGGTGCTGTCCTCGCTGAAAATAGCAGAAACATTACAGTCAGAAACGCCCGCTTCAGCCACAACCCCATCGCCATTATCTTCTCCACCGGGAAGTAAATCGTTAGTTCCCTCCGTTGTTTCTTCGGCGCTTCCAGACCCGTCTATCCCGTAAATGCCACCGCCGGATAATGCTATCCATGATTGAGTGGTTATTCCACCGACACCAACATCAAGTTTATGCGTCCCGTCAGTTAAACATGTGGCGGAAACCGTTCCAGTAAATGTATCCCTGAGTATTAATGCCATTATGAGAACTCCCCATCTTCTGTGACAGCACAGAGATACCTATCCCCAAAGAAAACAGAGGACGCTGAGGTTGTCGGGTCTATTCCATCATTTGCCGATTTCCATGAAAGATACATTGAAACTAATTCAGGGGAATTGTTATCCTCAACGCCAGATACTACCGGGTATCCGGGACCAGAATTGTCCCACTTAATCCAATAAATATAATTAGAGAACGGGGTAGAATCACCAACCGTGTCGAACCTTCTTCCAACATAGAGTCCCTGTGGATTGCTCATTGTTGGCATGTTACATACCCCTTCAATAATTGGAGAAACTCTGTCGTCAAAATATACTTTTGCGGACGAGTTTTTTACACATAATTTTATTACATGCCAGTCACCGTCAGCAATCCCAGCCCCAAAATCACCAGTAACGGAAAGGTCTCCCTCCGCAGAAATAATGCTGAAATCACCAGCAATGTCGAATAAGTAAATCTTATTTGTTGCCGTGTCAAAAGTAACACCGATACCTATCGCGTCATCCTCTACATAAAAACATGTCTTTCCCTGCGTTGAACCGTCTGTTTTAAATTTCATTGAAACCGACCATCCGGTAGTATCAACAAAAGTTGTGTCTGCCGTGAGTCCTCTATAAAGCAATGCCTGGTCATCGGTGTTCTGCCCAAGCCATAGAGATTTTTCATCACCATTAACAATAACGAACTGGGTCGTTCCGGAAAGGACTGTGAATGGAACACCCGTTCCCGTATTGTCTGGGTATAGCCCGCTCGACGCTGAATAGTATTCTCCCGCATCGGATGGCGTTGGGTCAGAAATGGTAACTCCGGTTTGCTGTAATTCTGCCGCTAATTGCACAAATTTATTCGTCACCGGTAGTGTTATCGGGTCGGAATCATCGCTGTTCGTATTTGTTAAAATCCATGTAGGAGTTGTGTCGTCATCCGGGTCAAATGTATCATCTGCCCCCCGTATGTAATAATTAATATAGTGACCATTGGGAACATCCAAAATGTTTAGATTATTCCAAGTTTTCATTCCGGTAATTGTCGTATCTATAATATCTGATTTCCATTTTCCGTATGTTTTATATGGCGTGTAAGAATATGCGCTTCCACCGCAGTAAAATTCCATGTTAGGACCAGACCCAGCCGGAGGAACATTCCCGCTATTCTCAAATGCCACATTGATACACATTTCTATGATTTTCTTATTAGGGTCGGTGGCAACGGTAATTGTATGTTGCGCCCAGTCCAAAGAATATGGGAAAATTGTGGCAGAGAAAGAGTCTGGTAAATAATGCACCCACTGGATAGATGTAGTTCCATCCCCATTATCGTATGTGATATAAACAAAAAAGTGTCTGCACGACCAGCTAGATACACCGTTCAATCTCATCCTAAAATTGAAAGATGCCGTGTCTGCCCTGAACCCAATGGTTGGCATGACTATTCTATACTGAACTCCTCCGCCAATTGCCACCAATGATTTAAGATAATTTAACGGGTTATCCCATCCACCCGATGCGGGAGAAACAAATACTGCGTCAGATGTATTAACGCCTGCAAATCCCTCTACTTGATAATAGCACCCACTTACGGGAGGATATCCAACGACCTGAGCGGCTCTTGCTAAGACAACAGAACCCGTCTTTGTGGTTAAACTTAGGTCATCCGATGCCGGAGTCCCTGATTGCGATATCGTTCCCGCCGCCCAATCACCCTGAGTAGAATAGGATTTATTTCCCACTATCTGCTGAGGTTGAAGAACATTATGGAACATCTTTTTTATCTGTCGTGATAACAACGGAGGGTTTTTGCTTCCGTCATACCCCCTCCATCCATCTCTTGATAAAAACACTATTAATTGCTGTTCCCCCCTAAAATATGGTTTCATGGTCCTGTGGAATAAACAGCCTATCCCCTCCACCCTTCTCTCTAATTTGAACCGGCTATTAACATTATCTCCCATTAATATCCAAAGGTTGTTTTCAGTGGCTACGATGAGTTCTCCGTAAAATGAAGCACCACCCCAAATAACTTCACTCTCTATTGGAAGTCGTTCATAGTTGGTTGGTTTAAAAAGATGAGGACAATCAAACTCTGAATACCATATAAGCGTGGGGTCGTCCGGGTCTTTCAGCAGAAACATCCTATGGTCGTGCGAAACGGGATAGTATGCCTTTGGGACTGGGGCGATAACTGTAGATGAATCAGCGGTGGACGGCATAATCGAGGAAAGTGCGCTATCATCGGCGCTGTCAACATAGGTCGTTGTGGAATTATCCAAAATATCAACCAGTTTATAAAATGTGTTTTCGTCCGCTTTTGTTTTATAAACAGTTCTTTTTGTTGTTCCGGCTAGTGGACCTAATAGTATATGGGTTAATTCAATGCTTCCCTTTGCCCCAGAAACAGACGGAGCGTTACTTGCGACACCAAGAATATATTCCACCGAATTAACGGTAATTGATATGGCGTATTTATGTTCCCCGGCGACCACGGCACCGGCATCATCGCTCCACGCCGCCTTGCATGTCCCCGCTTTTATCCAATCAGTTCCATTGAATGTCCATACGTCTGAATTTCCATCGGTAACCCAAAACTTATCAAAAAACACCCATCCTTCTGGGGTAAACGTATCGTCAAATATTAAATTAGTTGTCCCGTCATTTGCTATCGTCCACGTCTTACCGTCACGGGTACAGTAAAGGTGACTAGATGCCCCATTCTTTGATGCGGATATCAGATAATATGTACCATCGTGAGTCTTATATTCCCAGCACCCACCGCAAGAGCCACCGTCTGGAAGAGGATTTCCGTATCTTACGGCGTATGGTTGAAAAGATGAACCGCCAATCTCATCACCAAACACATTGTTAGATACGACTAGTTCTTGGTCTTTAATGGAGTGTTTTGCGAGAGTGTCGTTTTGCCCCATCGTTCCAATTCCCGGAACGGCATATCTGAACGGCCTCATTTAAAGACCCCAAGAAATATCGTCTACCCTCTGGGGTATTTCTTCTCCAGAAGATGTTTGCTGTATGTATAACCCATAGTCGTTCAATTTTTCCCTGAAATCGTCTTTAGCGGATTGGCACAACGAATATTCTTTTTTCTTAAACCATAGTTTCGATAATACATAATCAACTATCATATCGTGGAATTGCGGTGTGAATTGGGGTATGTCTTGGTCAATCGAAAGATGTCCTAAATATAAAGAACATTCAATGGATAAAACCTTAACTGACCCCGGAGAAGGAAGTAACCCTATTAGCAATGGTGATGGAAGTAGCGAGGTCAGCGGGTCGGTCCCACCTGTGGATATGACATTGCTATTTGTTTTCCGCCTGATGTAGTACTGATATGGAAACCCGGAGGATACGGAAACAACTATTCCGTCCATTTGCCTATTTCTCTCCATAAACGAAATAGGAGATAGCGAGTGACCATCCCATGTTACTGATTTTACCTGAGCAATATTGGTAGGAAGTTCGTATTCCGCTTGATTTAATACCGTATTGATTGAAACGCTATCATTCATTAACGGAGTCTTCCTGCCGATAATATCCAATGCCTCATTGATAAATAAATTCATGTCCGTATCACCCGGACTACCCGGTCCGGTTCCAACGACATAGGGGTCGCCAGAGAGTTGAGATATAATAGATGATTTAATGGTGGCTCTATCCATGATATTCCATTCCCGTTATATTATAGGGAACCCATGCTCGAGGGGACAGAGACGCTTACCGCATTTCTAACATGTGATTTATGCCACTCTTTAGCAAAGGCTTCCATGTCGTTACGATACTTCCTGTCCGACTCTTTCGGAATATTAAGGTTATGCTCGTGCATTTCTTTGACCCCTAACAGGAGTCTCCGTTTGCCCGTCATATCCTTAAATATCCCGAATTTGTCGTCAGCCATTACGCCATTTCACCCATGCAAATAACATTGATGTCTCCGGTATAAACCGCACCGTCTACGGTCTTAACACCGACCGTGTTGGCATCAACCACATAAGCTACGACATTGCTATCCATTTTCCCGCCGATCACACTACCGTCGTCAGGGACGGCCAATACCATAAAGTCAGTATTGGAAAACGCAGTTCCCGTGTCTCCGGTTCCACTTGCGGCACCAGTTAAAGTAATAGTAACCACCTGGACACCATTAACATCTAGGTCTAGCCTAAAATTTCTCATATTGGGAAATAACATTTTATTCTCCTTTCAAGAGTAAAAAATGGGTGTCTTTTAAGAGGAACACCCAAGACTCTTAAAACTAGGACGCTTTCAGGTTGTCGTTGATAACGTTCGCATTGGGACGAACGCAGACAACTTGGAATGGCCAGTAACCTTCACCAACCCAGTAGGATTTCCCTGCCGGTTTTTGGAGAATGTTTCCCGGAGTAGGTTCTACCCACTTCAGGTCACCGGTCTGATGTATCTGCCATGTTTCAGGTGTCAGCATATATACCATGCTTCCCGGCATCTGCTCATCCGCAAAGAAGGACGTATCGCTAAACGTTAACCCACGATACCCACCCTTAAGATTGACAGCCTGTGCGTCGTTATACTGACGCAGAGTGCCAAACGTCTGGGCAAGACCGTTGATTAGTTCATGCGATGCTAGATACATTTTTTTATTGATGCCCGTTTTATTGATAACGGTGTCACCAATATACAGAGGTGCTTCCGTGATAGCCACTGTGGTAGGTTTAGTACCGGTCGTGTTCACCACGCCATTAAATGACCCATAGGACGCACGAGAAACTCCCAGATAGGTATCAATGGTTCCATCCAGAGCGGCAGGGATACCGAGAATAACCTTCCCTTTTTCGCCGTATCTGAATATCCAAGTCGTTGTTGCTGCGGCGGCTGGGTCTCCAGCGTTAATGCTATCCGCGAACGTTACGGTCTTGGTCGAAGGAACGATAGCGGTGATGGTTGTATCTGCCACGACGGTTGAGGACGCACTGAAATCAGCGTTCGCACCACGAGTGATAGCCGCCACACGCATACCGACCTCGAGATTGGTCACGTCAGACACAACATGAGAAGTGCTAGTTGCATCTGCGGTCAAGTAACAAATGTTACCGGCACCGTTGGAGTTCAGGATAAGGAAGTTCACATGCCTACGCATTGCGGGGGCGATGGAATCCATTTGCAAGCCGACACCACGAGCAAAAGCACCAGCGTCGTTCTTGGAGCGCTCCATTAGTTCCATCTCGACCTTAATGGCAAATTTCAACCAAGCCATGTCCACAACACCCTGAGTGAGCGTTGGGTCAACGGCTGTCGGGAAATCATCCGTAGCGCCAGCAAAACCGAATCCTTGAGGATGGCTTAACTGGATAGGGAATTTTGCCTGACGACCTGAAAAGTCCACATATTTGCTGGTCTTTTCGATATTATCAAGAGCAATGGTAGCCTCATTGATTTGGTTCATGAAACGATTGGCAACATACCTGTCTTTTAACAGGGCATCTAATTGAATGGTCATTTATTTCTCCTTTTTCTTTAACCCGCAGAAACTCTGGCCGCGGCGGCTTCCATCGCCTCAGTTACGTTTTTGTATTTAGGCGGTTCTGTCGCCGACCCGGGAGCACCAGCAGTGATCGCTGGAGCTTCCTTTAATTTCTGCAAAGTTTCAGTTGGTATGACATTTGCGCTCAAAGGATTAAGTTTATGTTCCTTCATAACGCTTTTTGCAACTTCCAGAAGAGACTTGGTTCCACCCTCTTTATACTCAAAAAGAACGGCTTTTTTAAGGATAGGGTTCTTGAGTTCTGGATACATTACCTCAATCTTACCCCAATCTTTCCTTAAAGCCGCTTTCTGCGTTTCGAGTGACCTATTCTCATCTGCCTTTCTGTCTTTCTCCATCAGTGAACTGACCTGTTCGGTCAACTCTTGAATACGTTTTTGCTCAGGCGTCATATCCTCTATTGAGGTACCGTCTGGAATCGTATCCTTCGAGAGTTGAGCGAGGAAGTCCCTCGTCCTCTGTCGGTTTTCCGGTTTCAACGACAAAACCTGTTTCATCGTGATAAGATGCTTAAAGGCTTCATCGTTTTTTAGTTCATTAAGTTCCCGTTCCAAACTTTCTTTCTGGAACTGCAACTCAAATACTTTTTCGTCTACTATCGGTTCAATATTTGCTTCTGGTGCTTTCACTTCCACTTTCGGTGGTTCCGCAACAGCTGTTTTTCCCGCCTCAGCAACAACTGGGACTTCACTCATTTTATACCTCCCCTAAAGTTGGTTTTTCTTGATACGATTCAGTTCCTGGCTTTATTACCGGCTCTTCTGCCTCAATTTCACCGGGGACAACAATAACATTCCTTCCAGCAATGGCTTTTATCTTTACCGTTACCGTCGCCGTCTCCCCCTCCTTTTTATTCTGCAATTCTGGAAATAAAGATAAATCTAAAGATACCTCCCCAGTTTCGGGAAGTTTCATTCCTTCGTCTTCGCTCATCATAGCATCAACGACTTGCCCTCGATTGAACATTTGGCTCCTCTCTTTTCTTTTAATCTACATTTTACCATGACTTTTGTAAATATTATGCTTTTTTATAAAGGTTGTGTCCTGGGCATTGTTTTTCCCGAAGTGACAACCTCGCTTCCCGGAAAAGATTGCGCCTGCGGTGGGGTGGGCTGTTGCAACCCATCCTTAGTTAGTTTCATTAGCGAGTCCGGGGTCATCATTCCCAGAGACCACTGATTCGCATGCTCGGTCGTGTGAGCTTGATAGAGATTTTTAATTTCTTGTGGAACATTTAAAATATAATTAGGGTCTTTCATTCTATCGTAATGCTCACGGAGATGGTCGGGATGATAGTCATAAGCAACAACCTCGCATTGAACTCCTTTATCCATTTGTGAGTTTTCCCACTTTGCCTTTGCCTCGTCAATCCTTTCCCTAGAATCAATTTCGTCGTCTTCAATTTCCATAAATTTTCGATATTCTCGTATACTGATAGCGTTTATTTGCAATCTACCCTTGAGCATTTCTTCCCGATACACCTTGTTCTGTGGAAGAGCCGTGTCCTGCTCACAAGTAACATTGCTTTCTAGGTCAACCATTGAACCTACAAATTGTTCAACATAAAACTCTTTGTCTTTTCCGACAATGGTCAGCATCTGAGGAATTAAACATCTCACCTGAGCGATAGATAAAAGCATTTTTCCGAGGTCTGATAAGCTCGACTTCATTGCCTTAATGACAGGCTCCAGTTGCGATACATCCATTTCCTGTAATGCCGCCAATGCCGTTCCAGCCCTGATACCTTTAGGTGGTCTTCCGTGAGACACATCATGAATCCCAAGAATATCATTAAAGTGTTGCGTCACTAATCCAAGAAGTTCTAGCGGATAACCGGGCATTTGGGCTAACTGGGCTTGGTGCGGTTCTTTTACTCCGGGAGCCCATTTATATCTCATGACCTGAATATCTGAAGTGATATATTTATCGGGAACATTGTTTCTGTCCGCAATTATCCATTTCCCCGAGGCCATTAATTTTACATGTTCAGCCATCTTGGAAATAATAATATTGATTGTTCTTTGCGGGCCACGAGCATCGGTGAATGGAGTCTTGGAATAATACGAACCGGGAACACTCTCCATCCTGTAATGGATAAATGGGAATGGATTTCTTAACTGAAGATACTCTTTGGGAATTTCGATATACTGCAAAAGTTTACCGTTGCAAGTTACAATAACTCTTCCTTTGGGGAACCTTCGAGATGGCCTTTCCCATCTCTCTATGACCATTGCCGAACGACCATAGCGATACTCTCGATTAATTCCCAGCAGACTTGATAATTGTGCGTCAAAACCAGTTGAGATAAGTTCTTGTTCTGGATTAACCGGAACTCCCCATACTCCTTCTATCTCCTGAACGTCCATTGGATAGACGTGTTGTTTCCATCTACAGTCATCATCGCATGTGGACGCCGGGTCCACGAATAGCGATTCAACCTCTACGTTACTGATTGACACTCCGCCCGTTTTTACCGATTCCATCTCTGGGTTACCGTTTAAGTCTAATTTATAAAATAATGGTTCATTCTTTTCGTTGATTTTTTGAATACCATCTTCAATGATGGGAAAATCGTTGGGTTCTATCTGGGACTTCGGATATGTGAGCGTTTGACCTTTTGATTTATCCCAAAAAACTTTCCAGTAGTGGTCTGCTTTTGTGGGAACGCTATCGTATGCTTTCAGTAGTTTTTCAAAACAATTTTCCGTATACCAAACCCATTGAATCCACTTATCACCTATCCTTGCGCTTTCTTTACTCTCATTATCTGTCTTAGACGGATGGACATGGACGATTGGTTCACTACCAAGAATGTGACTTTTCATAACCCTAAGAGCTGGGGAGCACAGGTTAGATACATGTCTAACCTTCCAAGTGGGAGCATAGTTGTTCGTAAGGGTGCGCTGGTCGGAAAGCCACTTGACATATTGCAGACCTTGCTGGAACGCAGTATTAAGGAACCAGTTTTCTTCTACGCTTCCCCGCTTATCTTTTGCTTCGTTATAAAAACGCCTGTTCTCGTCAATAACCTCTTCTACATTTTCAGGATATTCTAAAACGTAATTCTTAGACATTCAAATCTCCAGTCTCCCCTAACTTCTTCATGATATAATCTAACCTACGAACTTCAACATCAGTTAAAGACTCCCTATCCGAGAAACTCTCATACTCGGCCTCTAACTTTCTTCGCTCGTCATCTATTTCTTTTTCTTCCTCTTTTGGTTTTTGATGTTTCGGAATAACACGAGAAATGATTTTCCAAGATTGGTATTTTTCCCACGCGAGGGCTACCGCCATTAAACCAATAACGACATACTCCAACACGATTAATTTCCCTTCTCATTCTTAATAGACACGCCTTCAACAATAGCAAGGATTTGCGACTCATGTATCACCAGCTCCGTAGCGTCTTTATTTGTCGATATTCCATCGTGCCTCTGGATAACAATCATATTCCCGACAGCAACCTCTCTCACTTCACTTCCAACCGCTATGACTTCAGAGAGTTCTGTCTTTGCGTTCGTATCCACCGTCTCGGGAATAAACAACCCACTCTTAAAAGTTTCCTGTTCCTTCACTATCCTTGCCAGAACATTGTGGTGCAAAGGTTGAAGCATCACCAGTCCTCCCCATTACCAGATACAGGGAAATCACCCCCCCTGCTCATTGCTAAATCAGACTCTATCTGGGACATCATAATCTCATTGCTTTTTTTCTGTCTGGCGGACTCCATCTCTTCCGCCGTTTCCGCATCCCTTGACCTTATCTCTTCCTCCGTTATGGATGTTGGCATGTGCATTTCAATTTGATAAGCTAACGCATCCTTTAAGTCGTCATGCTCTCCACCGATGAGTAATTGATATTGCAGCTCATCCATGTCTTTCCTTAAAATTATAGCATGGTTTTTCCAGAATGGGATTAGTCTTCGTATTCTTTCTTCCTTGCTGGTCCCGTGCCATCCCTTGAGAGGTTGAGAAATAAGATATACCCCCCGGTTAGCCATTTCATTCTGCATGAACGGCTCTAAATAATTCAGGAGTGCTCCGCTTTCTGCTCCATAGGTATCAAGCCCGTGTTTCTGGCATAATTCAAAGATTGTATCTGCTATAAGTTTCTCGTCCATGTGCTCACGAACAGCATCTAGAACCCACAGTTTATTTCTTGTGCACCACCCACCCACAATAAGTGCCGTATAGTCAGAGGACTTCTTGGACGATGACGCTAAGTCTATGGTCAGGAATTTATCCGTAATAACCGGAAGTTCTCCCTCCCTTTCCCATGTCCGCATATCTTCCTGTTTGAATGGGTTCATCTCCGGTGAGATAGCCCTATTCATCATGTGACCGGAAAAATCTTCCGGTTGCATGACCTTATAAGAACGCAATGTTTGAAAATCCAAAACCTCGGGGAGAAGCAATGTTGACTCGTTGGGTGTGAACTGTGGGTCATCCAGTCTATCCGGGTCGGTCGGGCTTCCGGGACCATCATAGCAAGTTTTTACATAAAATGAAAAAAAGTCCTTCATGTTTTTAATTATCCACCCATACAGGTCGAACAGGTTCCATCTCGTCCCAATAACCCACATCTCACCGGATGAATCCAATAAAAACTTTCCTTGCATGAAATGATTTCTAACATTTTCTATCTGTTCAAAATTCTTTGTATTCTCGGGGTCATGGATATCATCAAACACAATAAGGTCATAATGCAATCCGGTCGTGGATGTTTCCACCCCGGACGCTGACATCGTGGCTTCCTTGAAAGAATACTTAGTTCTACCAGCTACAACAAAGGCGTCATCCGTCCATTTATTCGCCCCGTTTTTCTTCCCTTGAAATCCAAAGAATCTCTGTATAAGCGGGTTCTTTTCTAAGTGAGCCTTGACTGTGGAAACCGAAAGAACACTCTTACCCCAAGTTGAACCAAAATAAAGGATACGAATATTGGGATTATAAAGAATTTTATGGACAAGCAGGGCGTGCACGCAAATAGTCTTAAACGAACCTCTCGGCATTAATACCATTTTCCCATTTTTGGGTTTAAAGATGGATTGAGATAGAAACTTAAATAATTCTCCGTGCGGATAATCTTTGAACGATGTGTAATCCAAAACATCTCTTGCAAACCCAAACGGGTCGTTGGCGTATTTCCTGCGGAATATTTCTGCGGTCAGTTCTTCTTTGGCGATTTCAATATCAGAATGCTTCACACAGAAGCCTATTCCAAGCTCTGTCTGGTTCGTCTATCCCGATGGTTAATCCCTGGTTGCCGGACTTGCCGGTTAGACATCCACGACATATCTTGTATTTCTTTTCGGTTTTTGGGTCTTCCGCATCCAAGACCTTCTTGCGGGGAAACCACTCCATACACCTTTTACACCTATGCAGTTTTTTCTTTTTCGGGTGCGGCAATCTGAGCCTCCACTTGTGGCGTAATGTCAATAGTGTTTTTTTCTATGGCAATAAGTTCCTGAAGCATGTCCTGAAGTTCTTTCAGGCTTTTATGCTCAAGCTGGCTCTTGACAATGTTCACCTTGTCGGACGCATAGTAACCTTTGATTTTAATGATTTGTTCTACCGCTGATATCTGCGAACCTTCCCGTTCGGCGGAATGGGCCTTATTCATAAGCATCTCAATTAACGCTTCTTCGTCAATCTTTTTGTCCCCCAGGAAGGCTCTGTTTTCGGCGACAACATCCTGTAATGTTTTACGCATCCTTTGGCGTTTCATTATTTCTCGCATTGCCTTTCTTTGTTTGTCTTTATCCTTATATGGCATATATCTCCTTAAGTTGTAGCGGGAAGGGGATTCGAACCCCTGATTCGTCTGGGTATGAACCAGGTGCCTTAGACCTCTTGGCTATCCCGCAATTTAGTTTTTGAGCGAGCGGTTGCCCCACCTCTGCGTGGGAAGCATTTAACGGAGAACGAGTCGGTCGCATTTGCGACGCTCCGACCGCTCACTAAGAAATTGATAAGAATAGTATACACATATTTTCCCAGAAAGCAATATGGTATAATTGAAACATGAAAAAAATATTTCTCACCTTACTTATTTTCAGTTTTCCATTGTGCGGGTTTTCGCAAATAGAAGTAAAGCAAACAAACACATTCACTTGCACCCCCACGCCAACCGCCACGCCTGCCGCCGGAAAAGTAGAATTAAGCACCGCTGATCTAGTACCAACCCCTACGGCAAAAGGTAACTATTGGTTTGTAATGAAAAGAACAGTCGTTAACCATCCCCACATCGGAAAAGACACTATCTATCCAGACTTCGGAGAAATCCCATTTATGGAAATTGACGGGGACTGGGACAGCCCGTTCCAGTTAAAAGCAGACTATGACTATATTGTTATTCGGGTATGCAAAAAGGAAGTTTTTGACCGCCTTATCAACGCAGGGTTTAAACCGTCTCTTTATAATTGGGAAATATACGGAAAGTGAAATACTTAAAACTTTTCTTTCTCATCCTGATATTTCTTATCCCAAGATACCTCGCCTCTGGGACGATATTCTCCGATGATTTTAACCGGGCCAGTAGCGCGACTACTCTCGGCCCTCCGTGGGTGGCGATAGACGGGACTTGGGGAATTGAGGGAAACGCTACGGCCTATCTCGCTAGCGCTCCCAACGGTCATAATGTGGCGTATGTGGATGTGTCAATTTCCTCGTATACGGTGGCGTGTGATTGGTCATCCGTGGGAGCAAGCATTTGTTTAAGCTGGAGAAATAAAGCAGGGTCTACTAATCGGTATGAAGCGTTATCAAATGGAAATAATAAAATTTACATCGTTATCCGGCCTGAAAATACAACACTGGGGACATATAACTGGAACGCAATGGCGGGTGATAGGATAAAAGTTATCGTTAATGGATTTAATTTTAAAGCCTATGTAAATGAATCTTTTATCGGTGAGTGCACGGATTCCGGTAGTCTTTACTCTGGGAATTATGTCGGTATCGCCACGGAAAGCGCCGTCCGGGGATGGGATAATTTTGCAGTAACCACGGATGATAGCCCGACATTTACTGTTACGGCAACGCAGACCATGACGAAAACCCACACACAAACTCCAACTCAAACACCAACACGAACACAGACGGCAACACAGACCATGACATCAACGCCGGGGTGTTCTTCCTACGAGAATTTTGAACCAGCCGGGGGAGGTATGCAACATTGGTCTGTTGGATTTGGGATTGGTGGCTCCATGAAGTATGTGACGACAACGGCAAGCCATAGCGGTGACTATGGCGGTTGGATGATTTTGAATACAGGGACTGAGTGGTCAGAGGCATATTCTCACACCAGTCAAGAAGCGAATCCCGGCGATGCGTTATCCGCTCATTACTGGAATATAGTCGCTGGGGATTATGTATCCATGTATGTTACCGCTCCTCTAGGTAAAAATTTCAAGGTGCGTATCAGAGAAGCAACAATGAACGGAGGGGATGGGGAATTATATTTAAGTCCCGCATGGTCAACTGGAACGGGAAGCTGGCAGTTGGTTTATTTACCCCTGTCTAATTTCGTTTGCAGTTATTTATGCAACGATAATATTTTATCTCATCAAGCCATTAATGCGGTCGGCTTATTTTTCGATGGCAATCAAGGGGCATTTGACGCATACATTGATGATATTAATTTTTGCGTGGCTTCTTCTACCGCTACACCAACGGTCACGGGAAGCGTGACGGACACATCCACGCAGACCCCGACCTATACGCCCACACAAACAGCGACCTATACGGGAACCCAAACATTTACACCGACTTATACAGAAACAAATACTCCGTCATATACCGGAACAGAAACACCTACCTACACAGGAACGGAAACTCCAACCTACACAGGGACAAGGACGGAAACATATTCTCCGACTGGGACATCTACGGAAACCCCCACTTATACCGGAACCGAAACGCCAACTTATACGGAAACTGAAACGGCGACATATTCTCCTACCAACACATCAACCAAAACCCATACCTACACGGGGACCGAAACTGAAACGCACACATCAACCGAGACGCCGACATATACCAACACAGAAACACCGTCATATACCAGCACTGAAACTCAGACGGCCACCTATTCCGGAACTAGGACATTCACCCGGACAGAAACAAATAGTCCAACTCAAACACCGACACAGACACAGACGCATACCTCAACCATTACGCAGACCTTTACTCCGGTATCCTGTGGTGAGATAATTACCGATAGCTTCAATAGGGCAGATAGTCCTACCCTTGGGGTGGCAGACACCGGGCAATGGTGGGGTTACAGCTATGTCGGGAATATAGCAAGCATTAAATCTGGGATGGCGTATGACGGGCCGGGATTAATGGAGAGTAGCGACCCTAATGGGTATGTATCTATGCGATTCACCGATAACGGCACCCTTTGGTTCCGTGGCGATTCCACGCTATCTAACGGATGGTTCGTTCAGGTGCAGGGTTCGGTCAGCCCACTCATCAGATTGGCTAACTCAAACTCCATGATAGATTGGTATGCCGATATAGATTATGTTCCCAATTCAATTTTACGAGTGGACTATAACGGGGATAGCATTGTTGTTTCATATAACGGAGAACAGAAAATAAACATAGTTGACTCGTTCAGCAATGATAGAACATTTGTTGGGTTTTATCTTGGGACGGATGAATATGTGGACGATTTTGAGGCGGTTGCCCATTCTGGATGTTCCCCAACCCACACCCAGACGGAAACTCCCACCAGAACCGCCACGTTCACTAAAACACGCACCCAAACACCAACAGAAACGCATACCCAAACCTATACCCAAACCTATACCCAAACAGAAACAATGACATTTACCACCACACACACCTACACCGAAACGGAGACAAAAACTGCATCCTACACCGAGACCAATACAGGAACCATCACTAACACGGGGACCAAAACACCCACACAAACAACAACCAGAACCAATACCTGTTCACCAACCAGAACCCTGACGGGAACACGAACCTTTACCATGACCAAAACTGCCACTAGAACCACCACCCATACCGGCACGGTAACCCGCACCGGAACAATTACCCCTACCGGTTCCGTAACCAAAACAAGAACCATCACACCAACATTTATCACCCCATTTACCAAAACACCAGTCTCCCTGTTCTCCCCAACCCAAACCCTTACAAAGTCTATTACCCCTACCCTCGTCCCGGCTCGCACCCGTACCCCAACCAAAACACCCACCCCACCCCAAGATTAATCGTAAATAACACACCCGTTACATAGGTCGTATGCAATGCCACTCACAATACCCCGAAAATACCCACCACACCCCCAAACACAGCCCTATTTCTAAAATAGGGTAAAATACCATATGTGATACCAATACATGTCAATATTAATCCCTCGGGGATTTATCTTTTTCCCTTACCTGTTTTGGTTTTTGTGCGCAGTTTCCGAGGGAGAGTTCAAACCGGCCGACCCGTGGGTCTAAAGCATATCTGGGGGGTACTCCTAAAACCCATATCAGTATAAGACTCTTATTAATATAAATGTATAAGACCTCTATCATAGGCGTTTTTCCCTTAGCCCTTGCCCTTATCCCATAGCCCTTAGCCCTTGCCCTTATCCCATAGCCCTTAGCCCTTGCCCTTATCCCATAGCCCTTAGCCCTTGCCCTTATCCCATAGCCCTTAGCACACTAGCTCGATGTCATCATGTCATATGTCATGGGATGAAAGGGAAAAGGGATAAAGAGTTACTGCGCCCTAGCACGCTGGCCTAAAACCCCTCAACCCCCAACCCCAGGCCCACGGCCCACGGCCCACGACACAAGACAAATGGTATCCGTCCAGGCCATACCAGATCATGGACCCAATAGGGCAGTATAACTAGAAACACACAAAACTCTTATACCGTCTCTTGTACCATCACCTTTCTTTTTCCGCCGAAAATCCCCAAAAACCCCTACAATATCAACAAAAACCCATCAGTCCATAAATGTGCCATCTAGCAAGCCCAAATTTCAAAGATTATTAAAACCTAATGCCAAGACATACCCTAAAATAGACAGGGCTAAAATCGCATTGTACGCATTCCTTCTTTTTCCCCCGCAAAAAAAATAAAAAAAACCTTGACACTCGGTCATGTGATGATATGATGGTGTCAGATACAGAGAGCGAGCGGGGCCTGCTTCCCAGACAACAGCAGGAGAAAGAAGAGGAAATGATATCAGTGAAGGTAACTCTGGGAGACGGTAGCAGTTATACCACCTCCATTAATGGAACATTCCTCGAAGCACAAAGATATTTTCTCGGTAAAATATTGAATATGGGCAAGGGGGAAAAAGACTTATTAAAGATGGTGGTGGCTGTCGAGTTGGTGAAAAATGTATAAGGGAATAGTTAGGGATTTTCTAGGAATATTGTTTCTCTTTTCCGCTCTTTCATTTTGTGCTATCTGTTTAATGGCTCAATAATCTAAATTAGGGGAGGTTAATCATGTGCAAAGAATTCAGTTGTATCGTAACTGAGGATTGTAAATCGTTCTGGTTCCGGGGTGTGTGGGGTCATTCGGAAATACTTAAAAAGGCCGGACTG